AACCAACCAATCCCCACTGTTATTAAAAATCCCCCTCGGATTCCCATCCCCATCAGACAGCACGATGTAGTTGCTGCTCGTGCGGATGTCGAGGCCACCCTTGTTGCCATCAAATAGACCAACAATAGTATTTTTGCTGCCGGAGGTCATCAGGTAGCCTGCGCCACCGCTTTGAATCGAACCACCAAGGAAGGTATTTTTGGAGCCGGTGGTTACGTTGTATCCGGCGTAAGAACCAATAAAGGTGTTGTCAGCCGATGTGGTTCCGGCGTTGGCCGTGTAACCAGCCGCGTAACCAACCAAAGTAGAGCCTTGATCGGTGCTGTTGTTGTATCCGGCATACATTCCAACAAATACGTTTAGCGTGCCAGTTGTATTATTCAAACCCGATTGATATCCGACAGCAACGTTGTTAGAGGCGGTGGTGTTCAAGTAAAGTGACTGATATCCAACCGCCGTGTTGTTTCCACCAGTAGTGTTGCTGAACATACTGATTCGACCAACTGCCGTGTTATAACTACCCGTGGTGCTTTGAATAAACGCGCCTTCACCAAACGCGGAATTAGCCGTGCCGGTGGTGTTGTCGCGCATAGCATTATTGCCAAAAGCGCAGTTTTGACTCGCCGTAGTGTTTGATTTAAGTGCTAGGACACCAAAAGCAGCGTTAGAGGCTCCGGTAGTATTGGTATAAAGCGACTGATAACCGACTGCGGTGTTGTCCCCAGCGGTGGTGTTGGAGACAAGAGATTGAAACCCTAGCGCAGTATTAGAGCCGCCTGTGGTATTGTTATATAAAGCCGCATATCCAACAGCAGAGTTACTGCCTCCCGTGTTGAACCTTAAAGCAATATTTCCAACGGCAGTGTTGTAGTCTGATGTGGTATTGGCATAGCCAGCCTGATAGCCAAGTGATACACCTCCAGTGCCAGTCGTGTTTGAGTAAGCGGCCTGATATCCGACTGCCGTGTTGTTGGAGGCGGTGGTGTTGGAGAGAAGTGCTTGCGTTCCAAGTGCGACGTTGTTTGCGCCGCTAGTGTTGGAATACAATGCCGCTTGACCTACCGCTAAGTTAAGCGTGCCAGTGGTATTTGAATACATTGACTGGCGACCAAGAGCCGTGTTGTAATTGCCCGTGGAAAGCGTGCTTTGGCCGCGTAATGCTTGATAGCCAAACGCATCGTTTAATTCGCCGGTGGTATTGTAATACGCTGCTTGATATCCCACAGCCGTGTTGTTGGATGCGGTGGTGTTGGAGAAGAGAGCGTTATTTCCAAGCGCGACGTTATATGAACCAGTGGTGTTGGCGTACAAAGCCGTATAGCCATATGCGTCATTAAATGCGCCGGTTGAATTTGTGAATAACGCACGATCACCAACAGCGGTGACATTAGAGCCAGACGTTACGTTGTTAGCCGCTCTGTTACCAACAGCCGTGTTACCTGCAGTAGTGGAATTTTCAAGTGCTTGATAGCCAACAGCAGTATTGTTATTGCTTGCGCTGTTGGTTTTGATTGCTTGATAGCCAATCGCCGTATTTTGTGCGCCAGTCGTATTTGCAGTTAGCGCACTAACACCCACCGCCGTATTACTGGCAACATTGCCCCCGCCCTGACCGACAGCCAGTCCGTCGATGGTGGCTTGGTTGGTGCTGATAAGAGTGGTAATCGTGGCCGATCCTGCCGTCAGCGTAGTGACGTTAGCCGAAGCAATACTCAGATTGCTGATGACAAGGCTGGTCAGCGTCAGGTTTGTGATCGTGGCCGAGGTTGCAGTCAACTGCGTGATGGTGGCCGAGTTGCTGCCGAAGTCTGCGATGTAGTTGAGCGCGTTAACCGCATCCGTGCCGTTGGACGCCAGCACGACTTTCTTACCGGCAGGGACTGACACACCCGTCTGGCCCGAGACCTTCACCGTCACCGCACCGGAGGCGTTGTTGAAGATGAAGTAAAGTTTCTTGTTGGCAGGGACGATCAGGTTGGTGTTCGTGCCACCCGTACCCGTGAGTTCAATGTACATGTTACGGGCGACACCGGTCGCGCCGTTCGGGATGGTGATCGTGGTATCAGTACCGGTTGAAACGGCCTGAGTGACGTAACCTGAAATCGCCTGTTCGATCAAGGTTCCAAGGTTGGTGTTCGTGGTATTACCCCAAGAACCTGCTTGGTCGCCCGTACCGATCAGTTCAATAGCAAGGTTGGTGCTGTATGTACTAGCCATGTGTCATTACCTCACGCCGCAATCTGTGTCCAATTTGGGGTCTGCGACGTACTAATTTCGTTCCAATTTGCCGTTTGAGAAGTGCCTACGTCAGTCCAATTCGCGTTCTGATTGGTATTTATCTGGCTCCATATGTTTACTGTACCAATTACGCCAGTCCCAACCACCCCAGAGACTACAACATTTGCCCCTGCGGATGTAGTAACCGTGCCGACTGCACCGCTTGCCGATACGCCCGTGACCGGTATTACGATGCTAAGAAGAACCTCGACCGTCCCGACTGCCCCTGTGGCTTCTACGCCTGTGACAGCAAGAACCTGATCAGTGACGACAAAGACCGTGCCTACGGCACCAGCAGCCTGAACGCCTGTGACAGCAGCCAGCGCTGCCGCAGCGACAACTACATCACCAACTTCGCCTGTACCGGCTACGCCCGTAACGACGACATTCGCCGCCGCATTGATGGTGACGGTGCCGACCGCCCCTGTGGCCTGAACGCCGGTAACGGCAAGGACTTGATCCGTGACAACGAATACGGTGCCAACGGCCCCCGAAGCCTCAACCCCGGTAACAACCGCAACTGCCGAGGCCGCAACAACGACATCTCCTAACTGGCCGGTAGCCTCAACGCCCGTGACGGAGATAACTTGGTCGGTGACGACAAATACGGTGCCGGTCTGGCCCGTGGCCTCAACGCCTGTGACGGGGACATTTGCCGCCGCAAAGACAAGAACCGTACCGGTCTGGCCTGTAGCCTCAACCCCCGTAACTACGGCAATCGCAGACGCGGCAACGACTACCGAACCGACAGCACCTGTCGCGGTAACATCAGAATGCCCCTCGCCCCAACCTTGTTCGCCCCAGCCTACACCGGAAGCGTTCCAACCGTCGAAGGCGACTATGACGCCTGCCACGGCCCTTTGCCTAACTTAATTAGGCGATACGAAGGATCGCGGTCGTCGAAGTCGCAGCCGGGAACTGAATGGTGAAGTTACCTGCCGTCGAGGTCTTATCGCCACCAAACGCCAGAACTGCCACAGCCTTGTTGCCTTGGGTCTCGTTGTAGATCAACGCACCGTTGGAAGTCAGCGTGGCGCTGTCCCAAGTGATGTCGTCGAAGTCGAGCCAAGCAGTCGTACTCGTAAAAGTCGGAGCCTGCGAGATCGTCAGCGTCTTGCCACCCGCCACGTAGTTCGTACCGGACGAAGACACTTCGTTTGAAGTGGTATACGCCGTAGTTGAAGCACCGAGCGTAGCGGAGGACGTATATAGCGCAATCTTGAAGACATCCGCAGCCGTCGAAGCCCGAATCACACCGGTTCCGAAGTTGTGGATACCGTCCAGAATCTCGACCTTGAACGATGTCACCATTGCCTGAGAAATAGCCATCTCAATCTCCTAGATGCTTTGCAGCATCACTGAATCCGTTTTCAATAAGGATACGACGCGCATTCATCCGTTCAGACTCTTGCGCTTCTTGCAGGTACTTCACAAGTACCCGGTTTAGTTCTTTCTCCGTTTGTACACGAAGAATGCGGGTGGTAGCCCGTTCAGCAATCTCTTCCGGGGTATACCCCCGGTTGCTCGTGGTCTGGACAAACACCTGACCAAGTTCCATATCGCCTGCAAAACTCATGTTACTGGCACTCTAACTTGTCCAGAACGGTACGCATCCTGACGATCCAGACCATCACCAAGGCGCTTCAGTTGAGCAACGGCTTCCTGATACTTCTGGTCGTAATACTGCATCATGTCGGCTTCGCCCTTGAGATAGGTATATGCCTCCCTAAGCGAGCCATACAGCAATACCGTCTCAAAGTTATCGCCAAGCCACGAAGTTGAACTCGTGACGATGGAGGGCGGGTAGTAGTAATAGTGCAGTTCAGCCGTGTACGCGAGATCGGGGGTAGGCCCGAGAATCATGCTACTGTTGTTCCAAATCGCGTAATACTGCGGCTTGCCATACGAGTTCGGCGGCGGGTACGAAGCGCGGATGAAGTTCACATCCTTGTTCAGTAGATACTCGTACTCACCCGTAGTCGGGTCAATTACCGCAAGCGAGAACGTAGAGAGCCAATCAGACGGCAACGAGAAATACTGAAAGTTAATCGTCATCGTGCCGGTGACGTTCTTACGAATCGCCGGAATCTGGACTGAGTTATAAATCCGCTCTTCAGCCAACTGCACAAACGTAGGGATATTCGCTACGAAAGACTGTTCAGTGCTTTCGCAGTAATCCTGAATCAACGTTGAGAGTTGACTGTAGTTCACGGAGACCAGCCAGACCGGTACTTGCTGTTGTTCTCAAGATTGATCTGAGACACGAACTTCGTGCCCTTGGTCGCAGCGCCAGCACCCTTCATCTTCATGTGGGTGACGCCCTTGTTGACATCCTTCTCAGGATAGCCATTACGACCGGTCGAATCCGTGTTCGGCCTAATCTTGCTGGGGTTCAGTTCTTTCATGATGATTACCTCGGGCCAGACGAGCCGCGCATCGGGCTACGCTGGTTCATCACCTTAGCCATGCCACGACCGTACTTCTTCATGTCGCTGTTGGTCTTGCCACCAGCACGCATTTTCTTCGTGCCGTGCATGGCTTTCTCGTGCTTACGCACTTCTTCCTTGGCGACCTTACGCATACCGTTCTTCATCTCAGTCTCCTAGGTCGTAACGACCGTAACTGTTCCTACCTCACCGGTTGGTGCCAAGGTATTTGGCGTCAACCCTGCATCATACGAACTGGCCCCGCCAACCGGGTTCCAGCCCCACTGAATCATTCTACTACCGCCTGCGCCGTTGTTACCTTCTTCAAAGTAACTCAGGTCAGGTCTTGGGTTCCTAAGTGCCTGCGGGTCATCCACCGGGTACAGACCCAGCGACAACTGCGGCTGATCAGGCTCCCAGCACTCCGGACAGACCAAGATGTTTACGTTCTTGGTCTTGATCACCAAAGACTTCAATTGGCGAAGTTTGTACCGGAAACCACACCGGTCGCACTCCGCGATAGCATGTTTGCCACTTGCAAACCTGTTCGGCATTAGTAGCCACCCAAGAAACTCTCACGTGGGACAAAGCGCACAGCAGCCTTTTCCCGATCCTCACCCGCCGCCAACTCCCAAGCCTCGTCGTACTGCGCCTTCAAGACCTGCATACGCGCATCTGCGCCGGGTATCTTCATCGACAGCATGTAGGCCAGCCCCGCCACCAAGCAGGGCAGGAAACGGAACGGGATGTCCTGACCGTTAGACCCCACACCGGGGTCAAACATACGCA